ATATGACACGTGTCCCACAGAAAAAGAACAATCAAGAAGTGACAGAACAGACATTAAATCATCTTATGAGACTTAAAAATCTTAATGATATTAAGTTTCATAAAGGTTATGATAAAGGTAAGGTCAGTACTCTCATGACTAGATATGTTACTGATGTAATCTATACAGGTAATTACGAAAGTTCAAGTGAATACCCAACAATACAAGACTTATTACAAGTATGGGAATTTCCTATGGGAGGTTCATACTTTGTACCTGAAGAAGCATGGTCTTATCCTGATGACTTAGATACTCTCTAAGTCTCAGGTTTTTTTTTAACCTAAGTCATCGTATCCAAGAATTGGAAACGGCCTACTTTTTGTAACGCTTACTCTTTTTTACCTTGTAGGCCTTTTTACGACCTGTTTTAGATATAGGCATTATAAGATTTTACCTTTCCTTCCATTAGGATAATTTGTTTTCTTAAACTGACTTGCAGTATCCCACATTTTTAAAGCATCCCGCATAGATTTATTTGCACGGTTTTGCTGACTAACCATACTACTTATGTTCTTCATAACCCAGGGATTCATTTCATTCCCCTTACTATGTTTATTGACCCACTTTGCATCAACACCTAAATCTAGTTTTTTAAATGTCTCGTACTTCTTAGTTGCGAGAATCTCATGCTGTTTTGTTCTACGTATCATTTCATTTCTACCCATACCATCAGTTGTAGGATTGAAATCTGGTTTAGAGTTTTTAGGACGCCGAGCCATTAGTAATCAACTCCATACTTACCTGGAGTATTAACATCTAATCCATATATTTTTTGCTTTTTAGTTGGAGCTGCATTTTTTTGTTGTTCAAAAGACATCTTAACTAAATCATAAGCCATCCATGCAGTACCTACTCCACTAAGACCAGTAGCTAATCTAGCTGCACCTTTACCTACAAGTTTTGCTCCTGCAGATATTTGAGGTGTAGTTAATTTAGAAACTGCTGTACCTAATTTACTACTTCTTTGTACTAAACCTTTAACATTTCCTGCTCTATCTAAATAATGTACAGCATATTTATCTTTAGGAAATAATGTAGTACCTTTAGGTTGTAATACAGGTCTATTTTTACTTCCAAATAAATCTATTGTAATACCTCTATTACCTTTATATTTGATACCTTTACCATACATTTTTGTTTCTTTAATGGTCATACCAAATCTATCACGACCTAAACCAGTCTGTGCTCTAGCAGCTTTACCACCTTTAATAGAAGTTCTCCATGTAGTTTTACGCTGTACAACTTTAGCTTGATTATGTTCAAAATTAGTAGGTCCAATTCTTCTACTATCAGCCCATTTATATTTTATCTGGTCAGGCGTACCTTTATACGCAGTAAATGATGTAGGATAACTCTTTGTCCATTGCTTAAAAGTTTTAGTAGTTATATTTTTATGTGTCTTACCACCTTTAGACCAACCTCTTCGTCTATTTTCAGTAAGTTGTTGGCTTTTAAACTGACCAGTATATTCTCCAAGACCTCTTTGCCATGCAAACTTTTGACCAGTTACAGTTTTATGACCTACTTTTACTTCATCTTTCCAGTCCATAAAACTAGTACCACTAGGAATGTAATGAGGACCAAATGCTCTAATACCTTTACCAGAAGCAATAAAGCCTAGGCCACCAATATCATTATTTTTCTTTTTCTTTGGGTCTGCTTTAGCCATTAGTAATCAACTCCATACTTGCCAGGTTTATTAGTACTTAAATCTAAATAATGAGAACCAGCTTTACCTGAATGAAATTTTGTTCCACCTGGACCTGTAGCTCTTTTATATCCTTTGTATGCACCGATTACACCTTCTAAAGCTAATCCTGCTGGAGTAAAACTTTTAGCAACACGTACACCTTTTGCAACTCTTGCAGTTCTAGCTGCTATATGTTTTTTATTAGCTACATTTGTATAATAACCTTCAGGTATATTACTAAATTCACCAACAGCTCTCATCATTTTTCCACCTGATTTAACCAGTTCACCTTTAGTTGTAGTTCCCCATAATCCTTTAACTGGACCATATCCACCTCCAATATTAGGAGGTTTTGGTCCTGTGTATTTAGGATATTGTCTAGTTATTACACTTTTATACGAACTAGATATAGTTGGTTTTTTATCAGCAAAACCCCAGTTATAAATCATTCTATCGTAATTAAATTTACGAAGAGTTTTTTTAGCTGTTTTCCATCCTGAATCTAAAGATGCACGATTCCATTGTCCTTTTAAATTTTTTTGAACTCCACCGTGTTGAATTCCAAAAGGTGTTAAGTCTTTTGGCATTAGTAATCAACTCCGTATTTTCCAGGAGTATTAGGACTCAAATCCAAATATGAAGAAACATAGCCTTTTTGTTTTTTTATAGCATAACGTTTCGTACGTTCTGATATAGGTTGTTTATATGGAGGTGCTCCACTTCTTAAAAGCTTTTTAGATGGCTTTTTTTGCTTACTACTACTACCACCTTCTATATGTTTAGTTGTATTAGCCATTAGCTACTCTTTGTAATTTGTTTCTTAGCGTATGTTTTAATAACTGCTAATGCAGCA